TATTAATAATGACAATACTTTACACAGGTATTAACATCTATAAACAACTAAATAAATGAATCTACCAAAGAACGGTGTTGCGAGAGAATTACGTCACTACATAGGGAGTTTATTCATATTCCTATTAGTAATGGCAATCATATTTATATTGATGCAATATCCTGTATTAGATACAAACAAGGAGGTTGTAATGATGCTTATTGGTACTATCTCAGCAAGTATTGGTATTGTTGTTAGTACAATTACAGGAGCAAAGCCAGATGATGTAAATGCCTTGAAGTCTAGTTTAGAGAAAAAAGAGCATCAAATAGAGTTATTGGTTGCAGCAAAAGATAACCTTGAAGGAATGGTAATTGAGTTACAAAAACAGATGCTTGAAAATCAAGATAATGTTATGGATAAAATAATCCTAAAGGCTGCACTAGATTTTGATAATAGAGATGCTGCTAAAGAAACGTTAAAAAAATAATATGTTACATTTTGAATTATCTGAATTTGATTCGCCTGATGAGTTGGGAAGTGGCAAGTATATGCAAGACCCATTCTTACAAATGCTTGATGATGCTCGTGGTATTGCAGGTATTAGTTTTAAAATTAATAGTGGCTACAGAAGTAAGTCACATAATGCTTATGTTGGAGGGAAAAAACAAAGCTCCCATTTGTACGGATACGCAGCAGATATCCATTGTACAGGCTCAAGAGAGAGATTCATTATTATTGATGCCCTTGTTAAAGCAGGATTTAGACGGATTGGTATTGCCAAAACATTTATCCACGTTGACAATGACCCCGATAAAGATGACCGAGTTATTTGGATGTACTAATACTGCAGGAAATACTTTAACTTATGAGTAAAAAGAAGTTTAAAGATACTAAGGTAGGTCAGTTCTTACTGGATAAGATACCTAGTGTGGTTGGTTCACTTGCGGGAGATAGTCCTGTAGGAAGCGTTGTAAAGGCTCTTATAGGCGGCTCAGAGATGAGTACTGCTGATAAGGAGATAGCACTTAAAAAACTAGAACAAGAGATTCATGAATTTGATGGCATAACTAGACGTTGGGTTGCCGATGCTAGAAGTGGTAGTTGGTTAGCTAGTAATGTGAGACCTTTGACGTTGGCATTCTTAACTGTAAGCTTTGTTCTTGGGTGGTACTATCAACTAGAAGGTTTAGACACTGTAAAATCTTTATTGCAGATTGTCTTTATGGGTTACTTCGGTTCTAGGGGATTTGAGAAAGTTATGGGTAATAATAAGCATAAGTAATGGCAAAAAACACTATATTTGTACGAAAGGAAATTGCGAAACGAAAAAGACCTAACGTACATTCTAAGTCAAAGTCAAGTTCTCTAAAGTCATCTAAGAACTATAAGAAGAAGTACAAAGGTCAAGGTCGCTAATACAATAACAATTTAATAATTTATGATAGATATGGAACTAGCCAAGAAGATTGCTATGGATTTTAACAAAACTATAAGAGAGAGAGTAGATATGTTGTTAAAGGAGGATTGCAATAACTATACTAATCTTGGGTTAGACTCAACTGAACAAGAAAGAAAAGAAGTAAGAGAGGTTAGTAGAGAACTATACCATATAATAAATGCTATTGACGAAGAAACAGGAGAATTGTTAATAACGTCATTAGATAGTTAATAATTATAGATTTAATACTTCTTACAGTAATAGTTTTATAGGTATATTTGTATCAATATATTCATACCCTTGTTTGTATTAAGCTATCTCTAGCTTTTCATTGTTTTTAAGAAGAGAGTGGTAATTTCATTACTACTCTTTTTTTTTGCTTTGTTTTTGCTAGTGTCATTATTTTCATTACATTTGCTTTATGGAATTACAAGAGAAATTGGTTGATATTCAGGGGAGACTGAAAGCACCAAAGAATCAAAGAAACAATTTTGGTAAGTATAATTACAGAAGTTGTGAGGACATTTTAGAGGCTGTAAAGCCACTATTAGTAGAACATAAAGTATCTCTTACTATTAGCGATACAGTTATGAACGATGGGTTAATGTATGTTGATGCTACTGCTACAATTAGCGATGGCAAGAACTCTCATTCAGTATCTGCTCAGGCAGGTATAGATGCTAATCGTAAAGGAATGGACATTGCTCAGTCATTTGGTAGTAGCTCGTCATACGCTCGTAAATACGCTCTAAACGGTTTATTTTTGATTGATGATACCAAAGATGCTGATGCGACTAATACGCATGGAAATGATGCTCAAAATGCTTCTACGGAGACGTTGGAGTGGTTGAATGAGACAAATCCAAAGTTTAAGGCAATAAAGGAAGCTCTTTCTTCTGGTAAAGTTGGAATAGCTGATGTTAGAAAGAAATTTAAAGTAAGTAAGAAAGTAGAACAATTATTAATCAAGTAAAATTAGAATTATGAGTAATCAAGACAGGAAGTTTGTCGGAAGTGGTAAAGGAGTAGATGGATACGATTTAGTAAACATCACTCTAAAAAAGGAGGATTTAGATAATAACTATTTCTCCTACAACGGTAAAGAGTACATTAAGCTTACAGTTGGAAAGAAGCGTGAAGTAGACCAATATGGTAAGAGTCATGCTGTATGGGTAAACGACTACAAGAAAGAAGAACAAGCTGCTCCACAGCCAGTTAAAGGTGGAGATGGTTTGCCATTTTAGTGAGGATTGATATAGGGGAGGTTCGCCTCCCTTTTATCTTAAAAACAAGATATGAAGAGATACTTAAAATATAATTTAGATTTGGATAAACAGATAAACAAAGAGCTTACATTAAAAGAACATTTAGTTCTAAGTCATGTTACAGGATTGTCGATTAAAAAGGGTTACTGTTATGTTAGTAATAATTCGATGGTAAAAGACTTAAAAATATCCTACAGGAGTATCTGTAGAGTATTAGATAACCTAGAACAGATGGGTCTAATTAACAGGCAAACAAAGTCCGTTGGAAGGTACGGAAGAGAGAGAAAGATTTACGTTTCTCCAAGTGTCAAGGTGGCACAACATAATAAATAGTATATATAACTAAATAAAAAAACTATATATAGTACTATAAATTTATAGCAAACAAGATGACAAATTTTAGAGAGATAGGGATTAATTTAAAGGGGAATCAGAAACAACAGAAAGTTGTATGTCCGAATTGCAAGAAGTTAGGCAAAGAGAACTACAGGGATTTGTGTTTATCAATTAACACTACAGAAGGCTTATATAATTGCCATAAGTGTGGTTGGTCTGGTAAGGCTGATGGTTCTACTTTAGTAGATATGGATAAAATGAATAAAGAATATATTGTGCCAAAGAAAACTAATTTAAAGAATATTACAGATGAAGGGATTAAGTTCCTTACTAATCGTGGCATAACTGAAGAGGTTATTAATGCCAATAAGATAGTATCGTCTAAAGATAACGGTTCGATAGTTTTTCCTTACTTCAAGAACGGAGAGATGGCTAATTATAAAACTAGAGGAATCAACGGTAAACGATTTACACAGTCTACTGGAGCTGAACCTATAATTTACAATTACGATAGATGTTTTGATAGTGAAACTATTGTTATCTGTGAAGGGGAGATAGACAGTCTTAGTTGGGAAGTAGCAGGAATCACAACCCATACTTCTGTTAATATGGGTGCACCTAACATTGGAGACAAGAATATTGATAAGAAATTAGAATGTATCAGTAACTGCTATGAGGTATTTGATAAAGCTAAACGAGTTTATATAGCAACTGATGAGGATGACAACGGTAGACTACTCCAAAGAGAACTAATTAGAAGGGTTGGTGCTGAAAAAGCATTGTTAGTCGATTTAAGACCGTTTAAGGATGCTAATGAGGTATTACTCCAAGAAGGGGTAGAAAGTCTCAAGAACAGGCTTAAAATGGCTCATACACCTAAAGTAGAAGGAATCTTTCAGGGAAGTGATGTAAGAGATTCTATGTTGGATGGATATTATAATGGGCAAGAAAGAGGTGTAACTACCCATATACCTAGTGTTGATAAGGCTTGGACTTGGAGAAATGGAGAGGTAAACATTTGGACTGGTTATCAGAACGAAGGAAAGTCTTTATTTCTTAATCAATTGGCAACCCTTAAAGCAGCTATTGACAACTGGAAGTTTGCAGTATTTAGTCCAGAGAATTTGCCATTGAATGATTTCTTTAATGACATAATAGAAATGTATATTGGTAAGTCATCTGACCCATTCCATAAAGGTTCTCAGATGAGTATTGACGATTATAAAGAGGGATTAGAGTTTGTTAATAAGAATTTCTTTTTGATTTATCCCAAAAAAAACTTTACCTTAGATTCGATATTTGAACGTGCTAAGTTTTTAGTAAAGACAAAAGGAATTAGAAGTTTGATTATAGACCCATACAATACAGTTCAACATAAGATGCGACATGGAGAGCGTGAGGACTTGTATATATCTAGGTTTATGAGTGAGCTAAAAAGATTTGCACTAGACCAGAATATTTCAATACATCTAGTGGCACACCAAGTAACTCCTATGAAGGATGATTCAGGGAGGTATCAGAAACCAGATATAAATCGTATAAAGGGTGGAGGTACATTTGCCGATAAAGCAGACAATGTAATGATGATATGGAGACCAGAGAGAGCATTAGACTTTTCAGACCGTAATGTAGTTTTCGCATCACAGAAGATAAAGAAGCAAAAGCTTGTAGGGATACCTCAAGATGTAACAGGGATTGATTTTGACATAAAACAACAGAGATACTTCTTCAATGGAGTAACTCCTTTTACTAAAGTTGATGAAATCCGTAAAGGAAATAAAAATTGATTTACCTCTTTTTGTCTTTGTATCAAAGGTAAGAAAGAAATGGTTAACGCTTAATTCATATAGAAATTGGCACTATGCTGTGTCTAATAACTGTAAGAAAACATTTAAGAGTGACATAAGACATTTGTTAGATTTCAAGTTAGATGGTAAGGTAAGAATCGAATACGAATACTACCCACCAGACAAACGTAAAAGAGATTTAATGAATGTCATTTCCGTTATAGACAAGTTCTTTCAGGATGCCTTAGTAGAGAGTGGTTGTATAGAAGCAGATGATATGAGTATTGTTGTGGAAGTTAATTCTAAATTTATAGCAATTGACAGACAGAACCCAAGACTAGAAGTAACCATAATAAAAATATAAATGTATATACAATTTTTCCCTATCTACGGATTAAACGTTGGAGTTAACTACTGGGACTCTGATATGGATGATTTAATGGAACATCAACAAAAAGAATACTTAATACAGATAATGTTTGGCATTGTCGGAATATCTCTCCATTGGTGGAAAGTAGACTAATAGAAAGGTTGGGTGCTAGGCATCACGACTGGATTCATATGGCACTATCCTTTGGATGTACAGAAGAAGAGGCTAATGAACTTGTACAAGAAATGTACATAAGAGTCACTAAGTATGTTGATGACCCTGAGAGAATCATGTACAACGAAAAGGAGTTAAATAATTACTATATATATGTAACGTTGAGAAATCTTTACTTATCTAATATTCATAAACCTATGAAAAGTAATCATTTCTCTATATATTCTGTTAAACCTTCTGATAGGCTTACGTTAGATGTAGATGATGAATATAATGAAAAGTATGAGAGTTCTTTTGACAGGCTTATAAGTAAGATAGAATCGTTAGTTGATTCTTGGTATTGGTATGATAAGAAGCTCTGGAATATTCACTTTAAGAACGAGATGAGTATGAGAAGGATTGCCAGAGAAACTAGAATCAGTTTAAGTTCAATATTTAATACATTATCAAATGGCAAAAACAAAGTCAGAAAAGAAACCGAAAAAGAGTACCAAGAGTACAAGCAAAGTAAAAAAGATATCTAAAGGTCTAGGAGACACTGTAGAGAAAGTATTTAAGGCTACTGGCGTAGACAGGGTTGCTAAGTGGGTTCTAGGAGAGGACTGTGGTTGTGAGGAGCGTAAGGAGACTCTAAACAAGCTGTTCCCTTATAGACAACCTAAGTGCCTATTAGAAGAGGAATACAATTATCTTGATGAGTATTTTACTCAGAGAAGAAATCAGGTAAATGCAGAAATTCAAAGGGAATTAGTAAAGATAAATAATAGAGTATTTAGTGAGAGCTTTAGAGCTACTTCATGTAGTAGTTGTTTCCTAAATAGTATCCATAATAAACTAGAGAAAATATACAACAAGTACAAGGATGAAAAATAAATTTATAGATATGATTGAGAATGGAGGTTGGATAACAGATTCAACAGGACTATATGATGAGGTGTCTTATGATTCAATTGTAGAAGAAGTAAAAGACCTTTATGATTACAGAAGTTCAGTAGGTATAAAAAAATACAATACAACGCTAGAGGAATCTAAACAAGACTTAGACGAGTTCCTCCTACATCTGCAAGAAGAACTTATGGATGCTACACTATATATACAGAAACTAAGAAAATTAAACGAAGATGCCAATTGATATGAAACCAAAGAAGTACGAAGAGAAAAAAGAATTTAACAGAAGGTGTATGAATAACGCCAAGATGATTCAGGAATATGGAGACAGAGACCAGAGGTATGCTGTATGCCAGACTTACTGGTCAGAGAACTTTAATCCCAACAAATAAGTTTAAAAGTTTGTTTATAAAATAAATTATACTTAGTTTTGTTTTAAACAATGAGATTATGAGAACAACACTAAGAGTTATTTTTAACCTTCCAATAATGACATTGCTAACAGTATTGTTAGTTTTGTTTTTTATTTTAGAGGGAATTGTTATGGTTATTTACTTTGTAATAGAGACTCCGTTCCACCATCTTTTAGCTTGGTTGGAAAAAGTAATAAGGAGTTTAATGAAAGAAATATCATAGCTATGGGAAGGATAAAGAGATTGCTAGAGGATGATTGGTATGAGTATAGTCAGTCCATCAATTTACATTGGATGGAAGAAGAGTTTTACTACAAACCAAAACCAGATGACTATGATAATAACATTCGACAACAAGATTTGGAGCAAGAATGATTTGATTAAAGAAATGGAGGATGATAACTTCTATTATAACTATCTAGGAAAGAATACTTTATCTAGTTCAATTATAACTAAGTTATTAGAATCTCCTAAAGCGTATCAAATGTCATTGCATCCTAGTTCTAAGAGTACAGCAGCATTAGATTTCGGTTGGTTATTCCATACTGCAATACTAGAACCAGATGTATATGAAGACCAAGTTTTTGTAGATGTATCAAGCAAGAACACAAAGAAGTTTAAAGATGCTAAAGAAGAGTTCGGAAGAGTATTTACAAAATCAGACAGATGGAAGGTTGAAAGATTATCAGATGCCTTCTATAGTAATTCTAACGCTGTGAATTTATTATCACATTCTAGGCAAGAAGTTCCTGCTATCGGAGAAATAGAAGGAGTGCCATTTAGAGGTAAGGCAGATATATTAGGAGATGGTTATATTGCTGACATTAAGACAACTACGGGTATTTCTGGTTTTAGATACTCAGCAAATAAATGGAATTATGACAGTCAATGTTATATATATTGCAATTTGTTTGATATTACTCCAGAGAACTTTTGGTTTATTGCCATAGATAAAGAGACTTATACAGTGGGAATATATAATTGTAGTCAGGAATTTTATAACAGAGGAGAACAAAAAGTATTGAAAGGTATAGATGTTTACAAGAAGTATTTTGTAGATAAGACTGAAGATGTTGGAGAGTTCTTTATAAAAGAAACATTATAGAAATGTACCATAGTAAAGAAGAGTGTTTTTCAGATACATTATTATCTCTTAGGCTTGGCATAATTCAAGAAGAAGAACTGAAAGACCTTTTAAGTTATTATAGAGATTATGAACATTACGAGTGCTGTGCAGGAGTTGTAGAAGCATATGTTGAATTTAAAGATGAATTAAAAAGAATAAACAAAGATGAGAGAAGAGATATTGAGAGAGATTAGAGAATTAGTGGAAAAGGAGTTTGGTTTTAGTATAGCTAATAACTCTAGGAAGCAAGAATACGTTTTAGCTAGGGCTGTTTTCTATGGAGTATGTAGACAATTTACTAGAGCTTCTTTAGATGATATAGGTAAAGCTGTAGGTAAAAACCATGCAACTGCTATTCATGGGATGAAAATATTTAGGTCGTTCAATATTCAACCTAAGTTATATCAGACTCAAATAAATACTTATAAAGTATTAGCATCAGAGTTAGATAATAATCCTAAAGAAGAGATTACTATTCTTGAGAGAATAAAAGAAGAGAGAAAACAAATCGAAGATAAGTACAATGAATTATTAAGTAAGCATAAGAATATGCTAAACTATTATTCTAAGTACGACAAGGGAGCTTATAAAAAGAGTTTAGAACTAACAAATGAATAATATGTTTTATTTACTAGGGGGTATGATATTAGTAATGATGCTAATAGCAGAGTAATGGAAGAAGAAAAGAAGCCAGATGGCAGAAAAAATAACGGAGCTGTAAAAGGTGTGTCTAGGGGTCAAGGTAGACCTCGTAAGATAAATGATAAGGATACCAATAGGCTAACACTAGCTGCACTAAAGAAAGTGTTTGGTAGTGAAGAGAAGATGTGGCAGGAGGTTGCCAAGTTAGCTAAGGGAGGTTCATCTAAACACTGGGATTACCTTATGAACTATAGGTATGGTAAACCAAAAGAGATGCAACAGATAGATGTCAACACTAAGGTAAATATTCCTGTGATTGATTTTATGCAACCAAAGACAATAGATATAACACCTAAACCAGAAAAATTAAATGAAGGAGTCAACACTGATAAAAATGAAGAGTGATATACAGAAACTACAGCAGGTAGTTGTAGTGGCTCTCCATAAAATAGAGAAGCTAGAAGCTAAAGATGTAGAAGTAGTAGAACCAGAAAAGGTTGATGGATAGTAATAGTAAAGGTGCTTATGCGGAGTATATGTTTGCCTCTGAATGTTTAAGGCATGGCTTCTACCCCTCATTCCCTATACTAGATTCATCTGTGTATGATGTGCTTGTTGATATAGGCTCTAATATTATTAAAGTACAAGTTAAATATACTGCTAAAGTTCCATCAGATAGAAATTCCGTTCAAGTACCTATAATGAATGGCAATAAAGTTAACTATACTTTAGAATTTGTAGATTACTTTGCTATTTATAGTGAATACTTTAGTGGGTTCTTTATAGTTAAAAATACAGGGTCAATTCAAGCTTTAAGACTAAACAATAAAAAAGGGTCTAAGTATGAGTTACAATTTAATAACTTTAGCTTCAATGAATAAAATACAGCTCCATCCAAAATACCAATCACTATTTAATTCAGATAGCAGGTACTTTGTTATTACAGGTGGTAGGGGTTCTGGTAAGTCATTTGCAGTTACTATATTTCTGGCACTACTAACCTATGAACAAAACAATAGAGTCTTGTTTACTCGTTACACTATGAGTTCAGCAGGTATGTCTATTATTCCTGAGTTCTTAGAGAAACTAGATTTGATGGGAGTTGTACAGAACTTTAATGTAACTAAGGTTGACATAGAGAACGTAGCTACAAAAAGCTCTATTTACTTCAGTGGTATTAAGACAGCTTCTGGAGACCAGACTGCAAAACTAAAGTCTATTAGTGGGGTTAATACATTTGTATTAGATGAAGCAGAAGAATTACTAAGTGAGGAGAACTTTGATAAGATAGACTTCTCTATACGTTCAAAGGATGCCAAGAATAGATGTTTGTTAATTCTAAACCCTACTACAAAAGAACATTGGATATACCAACGGTTCTTCCAGAACAGAGGAATACCTGATGGATTTAATGGTACGGTTGGAGACGTTACCTACATCCATACAACTTACTTAGATAATATTGAGAATCTATCCGACTCCTTTGTGAATCAAATAGAAGATATGAAGATTCGTAGACCAGATAAATACCACCATCAAATATTAGGAGGATGGTTACAACGTGCAGAAGGCGTAGTGTTTACTGATTGGCAGATAGGTAAATTCAATAAAGATATTCCGTTAAGAGTATTTGGATTAGACGTAGGATTTAGTCGTGATGAGACTGTTCTTACTGAGGTATCTGTAGATAAGGAGCGTAAGATAATCTGGATAAAAGAACACTTCTACAAGAAAGGATTAGTTACTTCTAATATATATGATTTATGTTTGAGGTATGCAGGGAAGGAGCTTATTGTAATGGATAACTCAGAACCACGTTTATTATCGGAACTCAATTCAAGAGGACTAAATGTTACTCCATGTGTTAAGAAGAAAGGTAGTATCATCGCAGGTATATCACTTATGCAGGACTACAATATTAACCTAGATGGAGAGAACTTAGTCAAAGAATTTAATAACTATGTATGGGACTTGAAGGGTGTAAAACCAAGAGATGCCTATAATCATGGTATTGATTCAGCACGTTATGCTGCTGAGTATCTGTTGGTTAGAACAAATCCAAAAGGAATGTATGTAATTAGGTAGATAAATGTTTGGTATATTCAAAAATAGATTTTATATTGCAGTAGAATTTTTTTTCATTAGTTAGATTAATTTAAGTTTTTTAGCCTCAAAGCCCTCTAGTTGTCTAGGGGGTTTTTTGGTTCTATAAAATAAATTGTTGACAATGTTGTGTATATTGAAAAAGAATTATATATTGCACCTATAAACAATAAAACAATAGAACAATGGAGAACAAACTATTTACAATTATCGACCAGTTAGTATCTAATGGGAAAATCTTCTCAGCTAACTTCACTAAATCAGATGGCTCACAAAGAGTGATGAACTGTAGAGTTGGAGTACAGAAAGAACTCAAGGGTCTAGGGCTTCAATACGACAGACGTAAGGCACGAAATATTATCGTATGGGATATGAATGCCAAAGGGTACAGAACTATCAAGACAGACCGTTTAAACTGGATTAGAATAGGCGGACATAAGTTTAATTTTAATACATAGGAATATGCTTGTTAAGATACCTAAAGTAGATATAAATTTACTTCACTCTGAATATGTTAAAAATACAAAAAGAGGCATGGATATAAACGCTGTTTTTTTGAATAGAATGAGTTTAGGCTTACTTAGCAATAGCTATGTTAGTGTATGTAGTCGTGTTTTAAGGTATTATATGGGTGGTAATTATAGGAAGTATATTTCCTCACTAGAGGCTAATGGAGTTATAGAGGTGGAATCGAATCCTTATTCGTATGTTAATGATATGGGTAAAGAGTTACACTGTAAAGGTACTTTTTCTATAAGAAAGTCATTTGCAAAAAGATACAGGCTAACAGAAAATTATAGGGATTTGATTGATTATAAAATAACAGATGAAATAATTATCAGTAAACTAGATAAAATTATCTAATGAAGAGAACTAAACTAATTAGACACAAAGAAGGAGATGAGTTCCCAGAACAATTCTGGAACTACTTAATAAATCCAATAACAGGATTCTACTACTCCATCCGACAAGACCAACATTATAAGAAAAAAATTTATGGACATAATAGAGAAGATTGAAGAGTTAAGGGAGCTGATATATGATAAGTTTAGTAGACCTCCCTCTGAGATAGAAAAGGAATCAGATAGGGATTTCATTTACCAATGGCACAGACTCACAGTAAACGAAGCTGAGTACATTAGTAAGATGGTTAATGACCGAATCATAGACCTGAAGAGAGACCAAGATAATAATATAGATGAGATTTATTTCCTTTATAGAATAGACGAAGCATTTAATAATAGGTAGATATGTTAAAATTAAAAAAAGTAAACGAAGATTACTACTCAGTAGGAGAAACAAATATCAAAATACTTATAGATAGAACCACTGAAAATTTGCTTTATATGCCATGCTTAGCTGATTGCTTTCCAGAGGAAGAAGATATGTATTGGACTAGTGAAAAATTAGAGTCATCAAAAAATCTAGAAATTATAGTAAAACAGATACACAGCTTCATGAAAGAAGAGTTAATACAAAATAAGAAAATTACAAAGCAAATTTTAAAACAATTTGAGTTTTATGACAATTTAGTCAATAGATACAGTAATTCATTATCCAACAAATGAGCTTAATACGAAATAGTAATTTAGTAAATCAGGGAATAGATTTCACAGGAGTTAAGAATGGTAAAATCCATCCATCTGATGTAGACTTTGTTTTTGAGTTTGATAACCAAATCCTAATACTTGGAGAGG